TTTCTCCTTATTATTATGGGTTATTAGTTTCTAGTGTTGTAATTCTAGCTTCTAATTCTGTAAATCTTTGGTCGTTGTATGCTTGAATAAATGAAAATAATTCAGAATATCTTAAACCAAGTCTTGTTTTTTCAGTGTAACTTTCTGTAGCTTCATCTTTAATGTCAATGTAAGTATGAGCATCTTTTTCTTCAGTAGCATCTACAGAAATTTCTTTTTCCCACCAAGTATCTAAACACCAAAAAGCATATTTACTAACATCTAAACTTTCATCATCAAATACTTGTTTTGCTTGTTGTGCTATTAATCCTGTATGTATTCTTGCACTATCTCCTTTTTCTTCTACTGCACTATTCCATTTAAAAGTTTTAATTAATGAAGATAGTCTTTTAGCAACTTTCATTTCATTAGCTGTTAAAGATTGAATAGATTGTTTTTCATTTTCGTCTGAAGTTTGTATTGATGTATTAGTTGCATAAATGTCATTCCATCTTAAACTACCATTACCTAAATTAAGTGCGTTATCTCTACCTGCACCTGCGTCATCTGAAGGTGTAATATTATTACCCCCATTGAAAAATCTCATTCCACAATTATCATTTGCTAAAAAGATAGAATTATTATCTTTAATACCGATTTGACCTCTTGTTGCTCCTGCTTGTCTAATTTGAATAGCAGTTCCACTACTTGCAGTTTTATTAACTATTAAACCTGTACCACTAGCTGATACATGAGTTTGACCTGATGATTGTGCTTCAAATCCTGTTGTTGCTCCAAAAGCAGGGTCACTTGATGTAGTTCCTACTAATAAATTTCCAGATGAGTCGATACGCATTCTCTCATTCATAGATGTACTGAATTTTAAATGACCAGAATTTGTACCTACATATTCTCCTTTAATTTCTGCTAAATTTCCTGCACCTTCAGTTGCATTAAAAAATAATCCTGCATTATTTCCAACAGAACCATTTGTATAAATTGCAATATTTCTTCCACTTGTAGATGTTGGTTTAACTGTTAAATAAGCATTACCAGGATTTGTTACAGAATTACCAATTCCAACATATCCTGCTGATGTGATACGCATTTTTTCATTACCTTCAATAGACCAAGTATGAATACCACCTGCTGAATTTACATCTCTATTCCAATGTGCGCCTGCATAGGCTCCATTATCTGCTGAAGATATATCTAAACTACGATTTCCTGTTGTAGCAAATCTTGCAACTATTCCAGTAGAACCATCAAATACACTTAATCTATGTGCAGGAGAGGTTAAGCCAATACCAACATCCCCATCTGATGAAACACGCATTTTTTCTGCACCATTAACTCCAAAATCTAAATGGTCGCCATTGTGCGCATAATTAACATATCCTTTACAATTATTTCCATCATCTCCAAAACATATTGCTCCATTAGATGTATTACCAGATAGAATACTAAATCCACTATTAGCAGAACCATCTGCTATAACTTGATTATGACCAGTATTTGCAGTTGCTCCACTAGTTCCTTTTTCAATTAGTATACCGCCTGCAGAACCATCATTTCTAACATGAACAGCAGGTTGATTAGAACCTGCCCCATCTTGAAGAACTCTTAAAAGAGGAACTGTTTGACCAATATTGGAATATACATAAAGACCATTGTCATCTACATCTCCAGTATGGTCTATATAAACTTTTGCTTGTGTAGAGTTTGTAGTTCCTATCGAAATGTTTCCATTACTGTTGATACGCATTCTCTCTGCTGCATTAACAGTAAACATCATTGCATTTTCATTATGAGTATAAGAGAGTTTTCCTATATCGTTATCTTCACTATCTCCAAAAAATATTTGTCCGACATTTGAACTACCAGAACCAATAGTCATTCCTGAATTAGTACTACCTTCTATAAATAATTCATCGGCAAGTGCATTAACACTTACTCCACTACTAGCTGTAGTTACTTGAAGTTTTGCTGTAGGAGATGTAGTTCCGATACCAACATTTTGATTATGGTCAATAACCATAGCCGTTAATAAATTTGGTGCACTACCAGAAGCATCACTTGTTTGAAAATTTAATTTTGATGTATGTGTTGAACCTGGTTCTACAGTATAAATTCTCGCTGTTGCACCATCACTTCTAGCAAAACTCAAAGCAGCATCATGGTGTGTACTATTTGAAATAGTTAATCCACCTAAACCTCTGCCAGAACCATTTATTTCTAAAAAATCTTGAGGTGCTGTATCTCCAATACCAACTTTTCCATCATTTAAAATTGTAATTTTTGCATCTGATACTGTTGCATTATTGTTGTTTGATTCACTGTTTTGTACTATGTGTAATTTACCTTTTGCATAATGAGTTCCATCATCTTCTAAAATCATACCAGATTTAAAAAATCCATCTGCAGAAGAAGTTTTAAATAAAATTCCTGCTGTATCTCCAGCATCTCCAGTATTTTCTTCTACATATACAAAAGCAGTATTTGTATCTGAAACTGTTATACCTTTAGATTGAAAATTTAATACTGGTATGTTTGCCTTATCTCTTGCGTTAGTCATTTAATTATTCCTCCCCTTGTGCAGCTTCTTTAGCTTCTTGTTCAGCTTTAAAAGTTGCATAAGCATCTTTAACATCTTGTGTCCAAACTGCGTTACATACTGCTTGAACTTCTGTGTGTTCATCAGTTATAACTGCGTCTGGAGATAAAGCATGTCTATGATACTTTCTTGATAATTCTTCGCCATTTTCCATAACTACAGTATCTGTTCTTACTTGAACTGATTTGTATTTTCCGACCACTTCGATTTTACCAATCTGTGTCTCTTTAGTTATTGCCATGTGTTGTCTCCTGTTGTGTTGTTGTTAAGTTGTTTGATAGGTGTAATTTATAGATATTGATCCACCATTTCTTAGTGGAGAACCATTAACCTGTTGACATCTTGCAAAAATTGCAGATGTGGTGCTTAAATAAACTGCAAAAATTCCATTATTAGAATTATATCTATAAGCACAGCAAGTACTTGCCTCTGTATTAGCCGCTGTAAAAGGTAGTCCTGTTATTGTAACATTATCTTCAAGTGCTAAATTTCCAGAAGAATTACCCATTTGAATAGAACATTGAACAGTAACTAAGTTACCTATTTTTACATATTTAGCATTTGTAGTCTGAGTTATTCCTGCACTAAATCCATGTACTGTATTACCTACTGGTGTCCAAGTTCCTTCTTCGTAATCGTCTAATTTGTTTGCTGTGCCTGTGCCACCAAGAAATACACCACCACCTAAATAGATGTCTTTCCATGTATAACTTGTATTTCCAAGTGATACAGCAGATGAAGTATCTTTTGAACCACCTTTCATTGGTGTTACAAAAAGATTGTTTTGTAAACTTATTCCTGCACCATTAGTAGCTGTTGAGTTAGAAACAGCAAAATCTGCTGATGCGTTTCCAATATAACCAATATTTGTTCCATCTTTTTGAAATTTTACAAGTTCTCCATCAGAACTTAATCTATTTATAATAAGTGGGGTATTACTACTTCTAGTAATTGTAACTTGATTTGTTGCTCTTAATTCTATTCCTGCTGTAGATGTGCTTGAAGAAGTTTTTCCTACTAATAAATTTCCAGACGCATCAATCCTAGCTCTTTCTGTTTGATTAGTGTTAAATACTAAAGGATAAGAACCTATTGTTCTTACTAATCCACCTGTACTGTCTGCAATTAAATCTACAATTTTATTATCAGCACCATTCTCTGCTCTAATGGTACAGGCTCCAGAAGCATCTTTAACAACAAGGTCAAAACCTGGAGAATTTGTTCCAATACCAACTCTATTATTTGAACTATCTACAAATAAAGTATTTGTATCAACTGTTAAATCTCCATTAACTGTTGCATTTCCTGTAACTGTTGCACCAGTAGATGTTGTTTCAAATTTCTTAGAACCATCAAAGTAAAGAAAACTAGCACCACCAGTTCTAAATACTGCTTTAGATGCTGTACCGCCAGCATTTTGAATTGCTACATCAGCATCACTACGAATAATTAAATCTCCAGTTCCTGCATCTTTAATATAAGAGTTACTTCCATCATGGTAAATTTCTAAATCGTTTCCAGTTCCTAATCTTATCTTACTGTTATCAGTTAAATCTAATCCTGTAATTCCTGTGTATGTTCCAGTAATTCTAGCATCTGGTACTGTACCACTTGATAGATTATCAGCATTAACTGAAGCTACAGTAAATGCACCATAAGCCACAATATCAACTACATCTCCGTTTGATAAATTACTTGCAAAAGAAACAGAGTTTCCTGAAGTTATTGTTATATCTGCTCCAGATAATCTAACCCCATTAAGATACACATCAGCAAATCCAGAATCATATGCAAGTGTATTTCCATTTGCATCTGCTCCAGATAAACTGCTAACTGAACTTGTTACATTATAAGTATATCTTTGTGAAGTTCCATTAACTGAAGATCCAATTTTTAAATCTTTATATATTGTCATTTATTTATTTCCTTTAATTATTAAACGTTTGTTAAAACCCAACCATATGAAGTAACAAACATTAATTCAAATGCTGCTCTATCAGTTACGACTGTTAAATCAGATGCACTACCTTGTATGCTATTACCATTTCTACCAATAGTTATATTATTTGTACTTGCAGATCCTGCAACATCAATAAATTTAACCCTCTCACCATTATTTGGACTTGCTGGTAAAGTAGCAGTAACAGTATTTGATGAACTATCTAATAAATATATTTTACCTAAGCTTGAAGAAGTAATAGTAAAGTTAGAAGTTTTAACTGTAAGATCTGTTGTATATTGATCTGTTAAATTTCCAGATACAGCAATATTCCCATCAACATCTAATTTTTGGGCAGGACTATTTGTACCTATTCCAAAATTACCATTAATATCTAATATAGTTTTCTGAACATTATTAATTTTAAAACCAAAAGAAGAATTTGTTCCATTAGTTCCAATATAGCCAACACCTGAACCAGAATAAGGAGATTCAATTAAAATACCTCTTCCATCTGTATCTTGAGTTTTTAAAGTTGCAGATGAACTATTATTAACACCTTGAACTGTTAAAGTTTGTAAAGGTGAATTATCATTTATTCCAACATTACCACTTGGTCTAACTGAAAATCTTTCAGTACCTGAAATTTTAAATCTAAAACTTCCACCAGTTGAAACTTGATTAGGATCAATAGCAAATTGAAGATCAGCCCCTGCTCCACTTATATCACTTATAAGATTAGACCCATCAGTATCTTCTATTCTAATTCTTGGTATAGCCGCAGCAATATGAAAAGAAGATGATGGACTAGTAGTTCCTATTCCAACATTACCAGCTGGTGTTATAGTCATTAAATCATTTGCACCAACTCCATAATTAGCTGAAATTTTAAAATTATCTGATTGATCATTATCAATACCTAATGAATAATTTTGTCCACCATCAACTTTAAAATGTAAATAAGGGTCACCACCACTTGATCCTGTTGAATATATCGATACTACACCATGTGAACCAGAAGTGTTTGAAGTGTTTTCTACTTGAAGTCTTACTGTGTTATTACTAGTTGATTTTGCAATATGTAAATCTCTTGAAGGAGAGCTAGTTCCTATTCCAATATTACCAGAACTATCACCTGTTAACCAAGTTGTAGTTGTTGTTCCATCATAGCCTGCAATTACTAATTGCCTATTGTCTGTAGCACTCGGTGCATCAACATTAGCACCCATTATTAAATTACCATGTCCCGTAGTAATATTATCTCCAGAAGATTGACCAATTAATACATTAAAATTACCTGATTCTACCTGAGAACCTGCCGATCTACCTATAGCAACATTACTAGTACCAGTGAAATTAGCGTCTTCTAAAGTATCTACACCTAAACCAAAGTTACTACCTCCTGTTGCATTACTAGAACCAGAATTTCTACCAATATATACATTTGCTGTTGCAGTTGTTATTGCAGTTCCAGCATTACTACCTAAACAAACATTTTGATCTCCAGAAGTAACAGAATTTAATGCGTTATCTCCAATACCAAGATTGTCTTCGGCTGAAGATAAAGATCCAGTTGTTGAATGACCAATTAAAATTGATCTAGCAAAATCAGTTCCACCAAATTTACCAATAATAACATCACCACTTTCATCAGGCAATGTAATTGTTCTATCGGCTGTTGGGTCTGTAATTGTTAAAGTTGTTTCATGTGCATCAGCAGTTGATCCTTCAAATACAAAAGCATTTTGAATATTAACTTCTGTTGAATTAACAGTTGTAGTTGTTCCATTTACAGTTAAGTTTCCACCAATTGTTACATTACCACTAAAAGTTCCTGGAGTAGTCCAAGATAATTGTGCTGATGAATTACCATCAGTAGTTAAAACTTGACCATTAGTTCCGTCATTAGTAGGTAATACCCATGTCCAAGATGCGTTAGCTGAATGTGCAGGAGATTTTATTTTAACTCCGTGACTATTTTGAGAACAATTTAATTGTATTTCACCATCTTGACTAGATCCATCACCTTTAGCTGTTATTTTACCACCTGCTAAAATTTCATTATTAAATGTAGCAGCACCAGCTTCTGACATATCTAAAGTTAATGCTGTAATTCCTGTACCACCATCATTACCTCTAAAAGTAATATCTCCATCAGATATTGAACTTCTAAAATCAAAACTATTACTTACTTTCTTTATATGACCAAATTGAGTTGTACCATCAGAAAACAGCATATGAGCTGCTCCGCCTCCAAGCGATACTTCCATTCCGCTACCAGCTAATTTTACTATGTTTGTTGCATTTACATTTGTGTTATTTGATGAATCAATATTTAAATTAATTCCATTACCTTTTATTGTTTCGCCTGCATCACCAAACTCTATAACTTTGTCAATACCTAAAACAACTTTATCAGCAAAAGTTAAAGCACCATTACTATCCCCAGATATCCAAGTTGTAGTATTTGTTCCGTCATAGCCTGCTATCTTTAATTGTCTGTCGCCTGTAGCACTTCCAGCATCAACTTCACCAATCATAACATTACCACTACCGCTTGTTATATTTCTACCAGACATTCTTCCTATTGCAGTATTATGACTTCCTGTGTTGTTGTATAAAGTCTGATAACCTATAGCAACATTGTCTCGTCCACTCACATTTTGAAACATTGCGTCTGCGCCTATAGCAGTGTTAATTGTTCCAGTGGAAGTTTTAGTACCAGCGTTATAGCCTACAAAAACACTATCATCTCCTGATGTTATTGCATCCATGGCACCAATCCCAATTCCAACATTTCTATTAGCATTATTTAAAGTTCCAGTTGTTGAATGACCAACTAAAATTGAATTTGTAAAATTAGTTCCACCTTGTTTACTTAATAAATCTACATTTAAAGTTACATCACCAGAAGTTCCACCACCAGATAAACCAGTTCCTGCTACAACTGAAGTAATATCTCCGGTTGGTACTGTTGCAACTTGTGCATCTACATAAGCTTTAACAGATTGTTGAGTAGGAACTTTTGTATCTAAATTTGAAGACATATTATCTTCATCAATAATAGCATTAGTTACTCTCGCATCTGCTCTGGCATTTGTGTAATATAAATTTGTACCCTCACTTAAATTAGTTGTGCTTTTAGCTGTAAATGCAGCATCAAAATCACTTTGACTAAAACTATCGCCTGGAATAAATACACCATTTGCACTATCAAATATTAATGCTTGCCCATTTGAAGGGTTGTTTGTACTAATATCTATATCAATAAAATTATCAATAGATTTAGTTGATATTCTTGCATCAAAAAATGGATTAAAATCACTTGAATTTAATTTAGTTGCAATACTATTTGTAACAGTTGAAGCAAAATTTGAATCATCATTTAAAGCTGCTGCTAATTCATCTAAAGTATCTAATGCTGCAGGTGATCCATTTATTAAATTATTAATTTGTGTATCTGTATATGCATTTGCTGCTGTTGTAATAGGTGTTTGAAAGTCAGAATATTGTAATTTATATTCTTGAAAAGTTGAATTGTCAGCCCAGAATATCCAATCATTTGAACTGATATTTGAATTTGTTGTATAGTTAGTTAAATTAAACGATGGGCCTGTTGGGCCTGCTGGGCCTTGTGGGCCAGTTGGGCCTGTTGAACCTGTTACTGATGAACCTTGTGGGCCAGTTGGGCCAGTTGGGCCTGCTGGGCCTGTTGGGCCTTGTGGGCCTGTAGAACCTTGCGCACCTGCTGGGCCTGTTGCACCTGTTGGGCCTATTGGGCCTCTTTCATTTGTAACGCTTAAATTTAACGGTGTTGAAGTTACTGTAATTGTCATTTTTATTTATTCCTTTTACTACTGAGGTTGATATCTAATTATAAATACAAACCTTAATGATTTTTTCTGTGCAGGGTTTCCTGATTCCCACTGAACTTTACAAACTACTATAAAAGGAGTTGTATCATCAGCGGTTGAAGTAAAGCTACTATTTTGATCAGATAATAATGTGCTTGGAACAAGAAAATCAAAAGACCCTGCCGTACCTGTATTAAATATCTGATTACCTTTTATATAAGATTGCGCAGTTGCACCTGCTGCAGAAGTTAAAGATGTTATTTTAACTGAACCTCTATTTCTTTCTACAGTAGCTGTAAAACATTCTGCCTTTATATCAAAAGTTGCAGTACTAAAATCTGTAGTATCATTTGTGTTTACACTTAATAAAAATTGATTACCTTCAGCAACTTCACGAACAATTACATTGTCCGCTCCACCTAGATAATTTTGTATGTTTGAAATTCTCATAGTATCTCCTATAGGTTAATTTATGAGTAATATATAACTATAGCTATATATTAATTAATGTTATGTTAATTCAGCACTAGCTGAAAAACCTGTTAAACTTGCACTTGTTGAATTTGATCCAATATTTATACAAACATTAGCATATTGTTTTGTACTTAAATTTGTTGGGCTAGTTCCAGTGCTCCATGTAGCATTTATTGTAGGTGTATCTCTCATTGTAACAGGAAACCAAATATTCATATGTCTTAAATGACTACTTGAATGTCCTTGAAACGCTTCACCAACAATGCTGACCAATTGATAAAAATATCTTTGGCATCTTTCTAATGATTTATCAAAAGGAATTATTTCAAATTTGCTAGCATTACTACCAACTTCTAATTGTATTCCAGATATAAACCATGTATTATTTACTGTATCAGCCAAGTTAACTTGACCAACTGCTCTATCATCATCTGCTGTTGTATTCCAGTTTGTATTTAAAGTACCAGAATCAAAATCAGATCCAGCTGTTAACCACCAACTTACTTCTAAACTTTTATTATTATCATTATCAAAAGCTGATGTGTTATTAGTATCACCTGGGATAGTTATTAATTTTTGTTCCCATACATTTGCATTATCAATAGTATATAATTTACTTATATGTCTATTATCATCATGATTATATAAATCAAAAATATAGTTACCTGTTTTGCTAGATTTAACCCAAAAAGTTACAGTTATATCTTCTGCATTAGTTGTACCATATTTTAATTTTTGTAAATTTTGTCCTTCTATAATTTGTTTAAATTTAAATTTAGAACTAGCGCCTAAAGTAGGTACTGTTGTATTTTCTAATTTATAAGATCTACTTAATACTGTATTATCTGGTGTATCATTAGAATGTGAATGTACCCAAGTTCCAGAATTATTAATATCTGAATACCACATATCTGTCAAAAGATAACCTGGATTAGCACTAGTAGTAGATGAAGATCCTCTTTGATGAATTAAAAAATCTCCGTTAATAATTAAATTTCTATATTGATTATAATCAAAACCTAATAAAACAGGTGCAATTGAATTATTACCAATTGTGCTAACATTAGTTGTTGGGTTCCAATTACCAATACTTAAACCAGCAGAAAATGCACCTCTTGAAAATGAATTATTTAATCTTATCCAAATATATAAATCTGTTGTTGTAGGTATATTTTGTATTTGAAAATTTTGACTTGAACTTGCAGCATAATTTCCTGTAGGAGCATTAAATGTTTGTATTAAAATTCTATTAGCTTCTGTTGTGCTAGCACCACTACCATAATAAATTTCAACACCTTCAACATTATTTTTTGATGGCATAGTAAAATTTATATCAATATAAGGAGTAGTTGCAGAAGGGAAAGTATTATTTAAAGTTAAATTAGTAGCAACCCCTAAATTTTGATATCCTCTTGTAGATGATATAGGTGGAGCAGGGGCAGTAGCTGTTAAAGTTCCTACTGTATAATCTGCAGCATTATATTCTTGAGCAGTTATAAAATATCCTTGAACTCCACCATTTAATTCTGTTTCTGAAATACTATTTATTTTAAATTGACTACCTAATTCAGATGCAGCACTAATTTGATTATATGAAGTCCAAGTAGAATTAAGTATATTTGTTGTTACATCAATACGAAAGTTTCTTTTAACTGCTCCAAATTTTATATTATTAACATTAAATATAATTTTTGCACCATAAGAACCATAAGGAGAAGTTGTAGATCCTGATGTATCTAATTCATAATATACAAATGAAAATATTTCACCAAGTTTATTATTTAATTTAGTTTGTTCATCTGTTAATTCATTACTTAAATCAAAAAATTGTCCATTAATACAATCTTTAAAAAACTTTAATAAATCAATATAATTTGCTACTGTTCCTGGAACATAAAATTTTGCCTCTTCATAAGTATCAGGATATACATAAGTTTCATAAAAATTAGTTGATACATTATTTTCTTTTATAACGTATTCTCCAATAGCATTACTAGATGAACCTGATGATGCATTAGTTACAAAATTATAACTAAACACATTGTTTTGATCTAAATTATAATAAGTGCCTTTAATACCTATTATATCATTAACTTGTAAATTTGCGGCTCTTGTATCTGTTCTAAATGAAATAATTTTATTACTCCTAGATTTATTCATTATAACAGTACCAATTCTTTGAGCCTCAACATTGGTATTAATAAATTTTAAATTTAAATCTTTAGATAGTACTGGTTCATTAAAGTATTTAGTACCATATTCTAAAAACACTTGATCTTCTTGATATTCATTTGCTTTAGATTTAAATTGTAAATTCATTTCATTTAATGTAGAATTAAAACCATCATTAAGTACAGTAACATTACCATATATACTGGTTTCATCAAAAATATTATTTGATCCGCCATAAGAAATTGATCCCGTTGTATCGGAAAGCATTTGAAATTTTCCTAAAGTATAACTAAATATAGATTGAGAATTACTAACAATATCAGAAATATTTAAATCTTTTGAATCATTTGTATTTACATAACCGTTACATTGATATCTTTTACTAGTAACAGAATTTCCATCAGAATCATTATGTGTAACAGATTCGTCACAAAATTGTTTATGAGAATAAAATGAAGGTATATCTAAATCACTATCTGAAATAGATTGACCACAACCATATACTTTATTAGTTAAATAATCCGCTAAACATTCAGCAGGATTAGATGAATAAACTCCAGCTAATGTTCTAAGTATAACCCTAGGTAATTTTGCTGTAAAATATTGTTGGTGTCCATTATAAGTCCAAGTAGCTGAATTACCATAATCATCTGTTCCAGGTTGAGTACGTAATCTTCTTGACCCCCATGTTTCAAAAGTTTCACCCCCAGTTAAAGTTGATGCCGCATTATAAGCCAAACTTCCACTTAATATACCATTTAATCTACTAGCATATTCTTCTTCTGTAGCATTTTGATAAGGATAGGCAGTTGGCCTAAATTCCATAGTTACAATTGGCCATAAATTTTGTGAAGTATTTCCTTGAAAATCAGTTGTAGTATAAACAAGCCAAACTCTTGTTTCTGCATTTCCTGCAACATTGTCAACAGATGAAGATGTATAATTATTTCCCCATTGCTTAATATGTAATGCATTAACTATTCTATAACCATCGTCTGCAACTATATTTCCATTTGAATCCGTATAACTTGTTGGAGAAAATGGAGAATATAATATATTATTACTACTATGACTTCCAGTTACATGTTGTTCTCCCACTTCTACAAAATCTAATTCTATTTCTGCACCTGTACCTAAACCAGTTGCTGCCGATCCGTTTTGCCAATCACTAATTGTTATAGGATTAGTTGCATAATCTCCTAAATCTACAATTTGATAAGTACCTGTTTTAAAAACTTTACTATGACTACTACCAATAGATGTAGTAAAACCGCCTGCATAACTATACACCCAATAAGCAACTTGATGTCCTGAAAAATTACCAAATGTAAGGGTTTCATCAAAAATTTGAGGATTAGTTATTGAACCTTGAATAGTTGTACCTGTTGGAACAGGGCCTATTAAACTATTAGATGATAAAGTTCTAATTAATTTACCTTCAATTTCAAAACCTAATTTAGTTGTTAAACCTGTAACATTATCTTCTCTATCGTAATTTAATTCTACATATACATATGCAACATCAGGTAAATATCTAGTTTGTGCATTTGAAGCCCATTTACTGCTAAATGTTTCCATCTCTAAACATCTTCCACCGTCAGGATGTTTTACAATTTTTAAATTATCATTTAACCAAGAATCAGTATTGCCATCAGCATGAGTAGCATTAATAACATTACCATTTAGATCAAAAGATAATTCATAATCATCCCAATATATACCACTAGTAGTGCCATAATTACTAGTGCCTATTTTATGAATTGGGCCTTCACATAAAGCAATAATAAAAGCCATTGTTTTATTATCACTGCTTATGTCTGCAAATATAATAGATCCATGTATTTTATCTTGTCCATATACAACAGGAAGTTTATTAGCTGGATCTGAAGGTATCCTTTGTTTAACACCTGGGTCTGCTTGAGAGGGATTACCTTCATTACCTGGCATATCAGGGCCAAATAATTTTTGTGTAATATATGATACTGCAAGTGATAAAGCGAATCTAAGAATTGCTCCTTGAATTGTTTGTGCCGTTATTGCCCCTATAATAGGTGCTGCCGCTGCCATATATTATCTCCATTCGTAAGTTTTTTCAATTAATTTAAAATTTAACTTATCAAACTTAATATTTGTTCTATCATTAGCTAATTGAGCCATTAAGACTCTATCAATTTTATTGTTTTGTTTTAATTTTGTAAACTCATCTTTATACATTTTAAACATTCTATAAAATGCAGATGATGTTCTTTTATCTTTATGAACCCATGTAACAATTGTTACAAGTTCATTCATTGCAGTAAATACATTTCCGTTTATTAAACCCATAATGCATCCTATTATTTTATTATTATCTTTTGCAATAATAATTTTACCATTTTGCATACATAAATTTATTAAGGTTTCATAATATTGATCAGTTACAATTAAACCTTTTACATGAAAATCAGGAAATTCTTTTACTGCTTCAACTATTTCTTTTATACCATCTTTAATATCTTCTTTACTAGCTATTCTTATATTCATATTTATTCTCCATTAATCTTGCCCAAATTTAGGGTTAAAGTTTGCCATTGCAGCAACAAATTCCATTGATCTATCACCTGATGAAGTTTTTTTAAAAGAACTATCAGAAGTAAATCTGCCATTTGTACTACCTAATATAGTACCTAATATATTTTTACATTCTAAACTTATTTTAATTTTACCAAATTCTTGATTTTCTTCATCAACAGAATGTGAATATATTACACCTTTCCATTTTATATAAGCACCAGTATATGGATCAGAATTAGTTTCATTAACTGTATCAGAATCATCATTCATCCAACCTTGATAAATAGTTACTATACCTCCAATACCATTATATTTTTTTAAAACAGGTATTATTGTGTTAGGAACGCCATTTAATTCAACAGTTATTTGATTTGTTTTAACATCTTTAGTTTCTTCAACAGCAGTTAAATTTAAAATACCTGCACCAGGATAATAAGTTGCATAATTTACTC